ATGTTGTTGTTAAAAGCATTTCAGTTACTCCAAAAAAAAACGCTCCGATGCTGTCAGGCCATCGGAGCGTCCCAAACCGAGGAAGGTTTTATGGTTCGCAAAAGTCTGACAGTTAAAATCAGTTGCGACTCAATCCTTTTGAATCTTTGCGACAAGTTTTCCATTCATCCTTGGTCGCAGTCGCAACTGGCATGTTGAAAGAATATGGGTTCAAAAACCCGATTCTCAAACTCGCACAAAAAAGCTTGAAAAAACACGACATTTGCCCAAAGGTGTCACAGTTTATGCGAGGTCGTGTGAGGTCGTGCAATTTCGAGAGAGATCGTGCAACGCATGATCTACTGCTTATGATTTCAACATGGAAAAACTACTAACTATTCCCGAAGTTGCAGCTTTGCTTAACGTAGGTCGAACGACTGTATATCGTTTGGTCGAGTCGGGAGAATTGCGTTCAAAGGTTGTCGGCAAAAACAAGCTTAGAAAAACGATCCGAATCAAAAAAGAATGGGTTGATGACTATGTCAACTCAGACATTCCTGAGATCAAAATCTCAAAAAAACGTAATCCAAAAAACACTGTTGAAATTTTTTAATAACTAGAAAGAGCAGGGAAAAGCAACATGTCAGGAGAATGCAGTGATCAAGTTACGTTGACTGATTCTGAGATGAAAATCGCAGCTTTGGTGGGAACGAATCGTAATACTGAATCGATATCCAAAGGGCTGTTGGATAAACATGGATTCACAGGGGACGGATGGTCTGTGAATATCGAAGGAGCATGTGGGGAATTGGCGTTCGCCAAATTTGTAAATAAATATTGGAACGGAAGTGTAAACACGTTCAAAAATGGTGGAGATGTAGGTCGATTCCAGGTGCGAACGAGAAGTGACCATTCATATGATTTAATCATCCGACCTGATGATCGAGACAGTGACTACTTCATCCTTGTCACCGGGCAAGCCCCAGTGTTTCGAGTGAGAGGATTTATTCTTGCTGCAGACGCAAAGCGAATGTCTGAATGTATTCAGACATATGGTGGCAGACCACCTGCATGGTTTATTCCTGCTGATCGACTCTTCAGGATTGCTAGTGCGTTTGCATCTTAAACAGCTATGCCATCACCCAAACAACCACCCTTGAACGTGATTAGTGATCTTTCGCAAACGTTCAACGTAAACTCCATCGGCATAGTTTTCGTACAGCGTCGATCCATCGCTGTGACCCATCAAAGCTTTTAGAGCCAGGTCGTCACCAACCTCTTTTCCGATGTTTGAAAACGTGGTCCTAAGTGCTCCGAAATTCTTTCCAGGAGAATAGATCCCAGCAGACTTGAGATAGCGGTAAAATGTTTTGGATACCAAATCATACTTGCCGCTGGTGTATGGCTTCCCGCTCAGTGTTAGAAACAATTCTGGACCTAAATCCGGGCAGCTTTCTGCGATTGCGATCTTCAATGCTTCGAGTGTCTCGGGCCAAAGCGGAGTAACACGCATGAAGTGTGTCTTTGCTCGAGGGTACTCAAGCAAACCGGTTTGAATGGCATCAATTGCCTTATCCCGCAGAAGCGTTCTGATGTCAGAATTATTGAGAGCACCGTTTATCCCCAGAAGAATGATTGCCTTGAAACTTGGATCAGAGACTTTAATTGCCTTATTAATTTCATTTGCAGTCATCGCTCGCTTAGGACTTGCCTGGCGATGCCTTCTTAGTTCGTTATCAGACACTGATGCCAAGGCACTTTGAAACGGCAGCTGACGATCGACAAAACGATTATCAATTGAAGCAAACCGGAAGATCGTCCGCGCGTAACCCAGGCGGATGTCGAATCGTTTTGGTGAAATCGTTTTTTTGTTTTTACCTTTTGCGAGACCTCTCCGAACCGCTTCGAAATGCTCGACTGAAAGAATTGATATTGCGTTGTGTTTTGAAATTGACCCAGCGATCAATTTACAAACCTCGAGATAGTCGTCGTAAGTTCGTTGAGATAAATTGCCTGAATCAAGCTTCTCTTTTCGATGAGAGAGAAAAGAATTGAGCAATGTCGCGACCGTGCATTGATTCAACGGCGGAGCAACTCCTGCCTCCAGGTACGGTTTCTGCCGCAAGTATTCTCGGATTGAATCGTCGTAAACAGTACCGAAGTAATGGACCTTTCCTCTTATTTTTTTCGCCCAGTATTTACCTTGCTTCAGCGTGAGTTCTCGTTTCATGGGGACAATTTGGGGACATGGTTTTGGAGCAGTGCATAAAAAAAGCCATTTGACCTCAAATATAATTGGTCAAATGGCCGAATGAAATACCACAGACTCGGGTTCGAATCCCGTTCTCTCCGCTTTTAAACCCCTGTTTTTACGGAGTTTTTTGTTTTTTTCATGTCCCTTTAAATACAAATAAGTCCAGTTTGTTTCAGCTTAGGGGACAATGTCCCCGGTCAATCCTTGCCGCAACAGATATCGCATTGATCATTCGAGTTCCCCGACTGTCACCGGTTCGTCGTATCCAGTCGACTTCGTTGTTTTCGACCCATTTACGAACTTCATGCTTCGGTTGAGCAAATGCCTCGCAAATGTCACCTATCGTCATCCACTCCTGCCCACGAAAAGCATCGTTTGCGAGTTCCAGATTTTCCAAAGCTTCTCGCTCGTCAATGATCGTCGGTTTGGTTTGCTCCTCACTGAATTTCTCCTCTTTGTTTTCTGTAGTGGCCAGGCTCAAAAGTATGCGTGTAATTTGTTCACATTTGTCAAAGTCATACCTGCTTGCAAGCTCGATAGCTTTTTCGAGCAAGGTACTATTAAGATCTTCGAAATCCATTTTAAAAAATTCCGTTTGTATTTGCAAAATTCAAATTTAATGACTTGCAAAACAGATCTCTCTACTGTAACGTGCGCATAGAAATCCGCTCTGCGGTTTTCGAGTGGTCGGCAACAATCTTCATTGTTGTTGGAAGTTGCCGACCCAATTAAAAAACTTCAAAAGCCCAGCAGTAGTATGCTGGGTTTTTTTTGTGGATTAATTATTTCATGGCATTGCTTTCAGGTTGGTATAGGAAAAGTTCTGCAGGAAAGGGGTGTCCCACATTTGAACTACACATTTAACAGAAATCAATCTGACAGATTCAAAAAAAATAAAATTTTAGATGTTTTAGGTTGACTGCTCGTATTGACAACGTTGGTCAGGATCCTTGTTTTTTTTCCAGTTTTTAAAACCTCGGCTCGAGGCAACTAGCTTTTCGATCGTCTCTGCGGCATTCTCCAGCTGGCGGAAGTACTCCAGGATCTCAACGTTGAATCGGTTGCAATACTGTTTCTTTATACTTCCCGCTGGAGAGGGTTTTCGACCGGCACCTTCACGCTTTCCACCTCTAGGCATTTTCTTGTCTCCTAGTTGCTTCGGAAAGCGTTGTCGGCATCGATCACCTTGCAGACCTCATCCAAAGCTTCGTTGAGGTGCGCGATAGCAGTGCCACGGCAATCCTCTAAGTCGCTTTGCATTTCAGGATCGCCATAGTTCTCTGCCATGTTTGCAAATGCGATCCCGGTCAAAATTCGATCTCGGACAAAGTCCAATAATTCCTTTTGGTTCATCGTTTCCCTCTCAGTTGTTAGTTGTTAGTAAAGTCGAGCAGTGCCGCCGCAATGCAAAGCGGACAAGACATGCTCTTCTGCCTCTTCAACAGTGCAAGGAGTATGCTTTTGCCCACCCCCTCCAGGTTTTGATCCTCTAAAGAATCGAAATCCATGTAATTGTCGATAACTCAACGTTAGCAATTTCTTTCCGCCTGCGCCACGAATCTCGACCATGTGGTTCTTGCCAGACTGGAGTGCTTTTGTAATTTCGCTTGCGTTCATGTTTCCCTCTCGTGATTAGTTGCTTGATGTCTCCAATCTTAGGGATCGGTTTGATATGCGTCAAGCCTTTAATCAAAAGAAATAAAAAAAAGACCAACTTTTCAGTTGGTCTTAAAATCTCGAGTTTTTCGATCGGGAAGCTTACTTCACTTCATTTTGGATCGTGATGTCCAAGACGAAATCTTGGTCTTCATTGGCGTAGCCAAGACGCACGAGTTTATCTAGCGAACTGACATCGCTATATTCACCAATTGCTGTACCGGCAAGGTAAAACTGTGTTCCAGGTGTAAGCGCAGAACCGTAATCAATCACAGTGCCCTTGGTTGTCACAAACCAAACGTACTTATCAGTTTCACTGGGGGACACTGTGATACCAACAACCTGACTTGTTGCTGAGTCGGTCGGATCCGAATCGGCGACCGTGTACTTACCGGTTGCTGAGTTGAGATAAATTGGTTGCATGACCGAAAGAGCAGCGGTCGCTTGCCCCGACTCGGGTCGCACGTTTGCGGTTTTTGGGAATGGTTGAGCACCAACCGGAATCGTTAAAGTTGCCATTTGGTTTCCTTGCTTTACGGCCTTAAATTGTTATTTTGTTTCACGCAAATCAACTATATTTGTACACCAGTCTCCCGCCTCCGTCGTGAATCCTAGATGAACGACATAGTCACCTGCTACAATATCTGCTGAATAGTCGTCAGTAATTTCACCAGAACGGTCAAGCCAAAAATGGCTCCCCGCTGGTAGTGTTCCCTGAAAATCAATAATATCTCCCGTTACGAAGGAAAACACACATTGTGAACCAGTTTCCGCTTGTGTAACAGATATTCCAACAACAACGCTTTTAGTCGGGTCTGTTGGGTCTGAAGTGGCTATTTTTAATACAGGTGCTTCTGGGTCTGTGACGCTGTCCAAATAAACAGGCTGAATGATATCTATCGCCTCGCCTGCTTCGCGCCCCCCAAGTGCCCCAAGCGTTTTGAGAAATGGTTTTGAATTTACTGGTATTTGTAAAGTTGTCATTTTTTACCTCTTTCTAAAGCGGATTAACTCCACCACCACCACCGGACGGTGGTTCTGTGTATTGGTTTTTATCTGTACCGATTGGAATGATTGTCACCGTTCCGCTAACATCCGTCACCATATCCCAATGGTTCTGATTGTTTAAAATATTCGACCCCCTAGGCGTTATCTGCGGGGTGATATCTCTTGGCCAAGTTGCAGCCGTAGCAATTCCGCTTAATGCAAATGGTTGTGCTCCAGTCTCGTTTGGTATTCGGCTGTCATATCGTTCGAAAATGTCGCTTAGTCTAACTGCCGTTATTCCATATTGCGTGCCGGACCCTGCACCAAGCCAAAAATTGAAATTAATATCTGACGACTGGTATAACTTCATTTGCGGTGTAAAGGCTGTTTCTGTTGCAAATACATTAAACGACATTCCGCCGGTCGCCTCGGTAGCATGTTTGTTATAAACGGTAATCATGCAGCCAGTGTTTCCGTGACTAAGCACAGGAATCGGTGTACCTGTTCCGTGCCAACCTTTCAAACTACAAACCGCTCGGCTTGTATAACCAAACGGATACGGGATGTCGTAGGTTGCGCTACCGGAACCTGACGCGCCAGCTGCTACTGAACTCACTGAAACCGAAACGACTTGAAGTCTTGGAATGATAAATTCATTTTTTAAAGAGTAGGTCGCAACCCCATCAACGATGTAAACAAAATCTTGACCGGTTTCAACAAAAGCCATTCCGCCGCCTGGGACAAACTCAATTAATGCATCGTTTGTGGTGTACTGATTAGAAAATGTTGTTATGTTTTGATTGCTAAAGATGCTATCTGGTCCGGTTATTTTGAAATCCATTGAGGCATAGTCTGACACTTCAGGCATTTCTATTTCCACCCATCGTCCGACAGAAGCTTGGACTTTGTCATCCTCTCCTTCTACGACCAAAGGTTTGTTTCGATCAGGTTGGTATGTCACCCAAAAAATCGAGTCCTTAACAATGGGTCGAGTAGCCCAGACTTCAATTTCAGTTTCGTAGAGACTGACCCGGCAAGTTTCTTCACCATAGACTTCACTAACATCCTGACTCTCTGACTTGATCACGCATGTTACATTTGTGCAAATCGCCCCGTTTGCTAATGCTTTTACTTGTCGAAATAAACCCCTGGAACCAAGTGGATAAAATTTCCCTCTCTCTTGGTCAAACGAAGCTTCAAATCGTTCATGAGGCAATATGCAATTCTGGTAATGCAACTCGTAAACTTCAAAGAAGGCATCTGTTTCGCCGTACTCGATTTGGCGACCTAGTGCTGTGCCAATATCGCCAGGCAATATTGCCTCAGTACAAGTCATCTGAAACGTAGGGACTTCCTGACCAGCAACCGAACTATAAAGTTTCCTTTGCTCTGAATTTCCAAAAGCTTTCATACGGTTCGCCCTCTCAATGTCCCTATTGTAAGCCTAGTAGTTTGCTGCTCGTAATCCATTTCCCACCCAATTAAACTTGGATACTTTTGTTGCTCGCCATCCAAGTTGAACCAAACATTTCTTCTGTCAATTCCTTCAATTGGATATCCCAACCAAGAGTTAAGATTGTATTCAACACCGTTCAAAGTGGCAGATGCGCTGATATTTGCATGCCCCCAATTGTTAGATAGCTCAACTGCTAAATCGTTCATTGCTTGACGATCATCTCTTTCCGTATTTTTCCCAGACGAAGAGTTTTTTATCGGATGGTTTATTGATGTTTCATCAATCACCCTAAGTTTAAATGAAGGCATGTCGATAACCTCAACTTTTGGATTCAACATGTTATTCCCAGTGGCTTGTTCATAGCGAATTCGTTGGTCACCTAATACGCTGGCAGTTACACGCATCTTGACCTTTGGTTGACTAGTGCCTTCCTCTAATCCAAATGCCATAATCTGCAGCGGAGGCAATAAGGAGGTGAAATAAATTCCACATTCAGTTTCAAGCAATTTAACTGAAGTGCCATGCTTTAGTCCAACATATTCACCCTCGGTCCCTTCACTTCCCGTAATTGAAAACCAATGTTGTTTTTCTGGGTGATACCATTCTATAAATACTCCGTCATGAATTCCTTCTGCCCCATTTATTGGTTTTTCTAAAATGGTTGGCAAGAATAAACGGCGTTTGTTTAAATTTGGCGTAAGCTCAAAAAACTGATTCGGATGCCACGGCCACACAGATCTTCCTCGAGGGTCGTTATGGTCTCCAGATTCATTTAAAACCCACCTTCGCCAAGCAAACTCAGATCCCGCATTTGACTTCATATAATCCGAACCAAGTTCTAATTGCTCTGGATTAATATGGAGATTGTCGTATTCGTCACTCCATCCAGGAATTAAATCAAACGTGCCTTCTCGACGCTCATAGTCACCGACAATACGAATATATTTTGACGATCCTTTTACTCGATCAAAATTAATTTCAATTTCATGCAGATCCGAAAGATTGGCGTCAGCATAATCAAACATTGCCTGAGCGGACAGTCTTCTCGGTTGCCCAGAGTCCCTCTTTATTACTTTTAACTTTGGTTTTAATCCACCGTCGTAGATGGTTATCATTTGGTAACCATACGGTTCCAGTAGCGTCCTCAACGCTTCAGGCAGGTACACGCCCTTTTCGATTTCTAGGTCAACAAACAAAGTTGGGTCAAAGCTAATTACACCACTTAACTCTAAATAGGTTGGATTTGTAATGTATGTTTCATTTGGATTAAGAGTTGTGATTAAGTACCATGAAGCATCTAAAATCGTCCATGCCTCTTGCCCAAATCCATCGGCTGGCATTGAATCCAAATCAATCAATGCAAAGTTATTTGCAGGTTTACCATCCCACCATCTATTTTCTTGAACGCGACCGTCAAAAACTGGATTAAATATGGTAGGACCATCCGTGACGATCGTGGGCCAGTTCTTGATATTCGTTTCAGTTGTGGGGGTGCGATAGGCTATTGTGACTTGATCGAGCGGGTCGCCAAATAACTCGTCAGTCAATCGAGAATACTTTATGTATTGATCGCCATTCTCCCCATACCCGACTCCACCACCCGCAACTATTCCTGTGTGAATTAACACATCTGTGTCAGCATCAATATTCATGTAAACTTGGCACAAAACTGACTCAAATTTTGAACCAACGCTTACTGATTGCAAACTGGAACGAGGCATCAATTCAAATTCAACTGTGTCTACCAGTTCTGGATAAATTTCACGATTCATACGCAACAGTCGTGCGTTAAAATCAACTTGACCACCTAATTTTATTTTGTAGGACGGCGCAGTTTTTTGCAGACTCATTGTTAACTCGCAGAAAAAGTGCTGTTGGCATTTCCAACTTGCAATTGATGAAAATGCAAATTAACTTCAATCCACCAAGTGTCAATTGTTCCGTTAAGTTGCGTTGTGAAGTCCTTGAGTGGCGCGGCCATCTGATGACCAGGCTGGGGAATTAATTCATACTTTTCAAAAGTGCATCCATGAAAAGTTGCCTTAGTTGAATCAGGGAACGTAACCTCAACTATTCCGTTTATGCTTATCCCAGCCTCAAGTCCGATTTTCAAGTAGTTGTAAACGTGCCATGGCTTAATCCATGCTGCATCATTCAAAATGGCGTTCAAGACAATAGGGCGACCCATCTTGCCGCCAACAATTTCAAGATCACCTTCATTTCCAAAGAAGTGCCTACGGTGGATCTTTGCCGGAGGCGAATTCACCACAGGCGCTCCATGCATGTCTCCACAAGCCAGCGGATCATCAAGCCAAGGTACATTGATTGCCATTATTTACCCAATTTCTTTGCTGCTGTAGGTTCGTTAATCGCACCAACATTTGTAACTTGGACCTTTGTGACTTTCGTTGCCTCTACTCTGTCTCTTTCTCTTTCAGCCCGCATTTCAGCACGGTCTTCTTTAATTTGTTCACGCAGTGCATCGATAGCCTTAATCATTTCAATCTGCTGAACTGAAACTCCAGCTTGTTGGTCAGAATAAAAAAGTCCTTTTGTGTAGTATGTTAATTTTTCAATATCCTCTATCGACATTTTGCCTGGATCAATTTTACCCATCAATTCAGCAGACCTGACAGTTTGTTCAAGTCCTAAAAACCCAGGATAATATGCTTCACTTAGCTGACCCTTATCTGGGTGCCTATAAATCAGGTCTCTTCTAGCAACATCTAGTGCTTTCAGTATCCCCTCTTCATTCCCGTACTTGCCCATGTACCATGCAATGTCTCCCTGGAACTCTGACATTGGTACGCCACTGTTTTCCATCAATCTTTGTGCGGCGTTCTTACGCAGAATCATTCTCGCGCCATGTTTATTTTGCATTTCTAACGCAGCATTTGTTTCGTCGTAATCTTTTTGCTCTTTTGTTAACCCGACGTAATCAATTGCGTCACCTTTTGCTATTTGCTCATGAAACAGCTTCTCGGATTGCTTAAATGTTTCCTGCATCGCAACCTGATATGTTCCGCCAATGTAATGCAACGGGATCTGCCCCATGTCTTTGATCTTCTCCATGATGGTTAACATACTCTCTGCCTCGCCAGTCCCTGCGCGAATCATATCCATCAAATAGAATTTCATCTTCGATCGGCCTTCGATTTTCAGCCTCGCTTCAGATGCTGTCATCCCAACAAAATCTTCTGGCGAACCATCTTCCTTCTGTGAAAAAACTCCAAGCATATGTTTTGAAAATGCCTTGTGCTTGTCGGTTTTTCCTTCACGCATTCCCCGCAGTAATGCCATTCCTTCATCTTCAATTCCAAACTTGACCTTTTCTTCCTCAAGTGTCGCAAAAAACTTTAAGAGTGCTGTCCTAGACTCTGTTCCTTCTTCATCAGTTGCTGATGATGTTAAAGCAGAACCAAGAAGCAGAGCCTCGCCTTCGTTTACCCCAAATCTTGCCAGGTCCAACGCCATTGGTGCGACATTAGAATAAAAGGCTCGATCCTCAACAACCATCGAAGCAGCTTTAGCCCCTTCCAAGAGACCCATCTGCCCCAGGGGAGTACTGTTAAGTCCTCTTGCAAGTTGTTTGGCGTGGAGGTTTGCGATAGCCTTTCCAGCAGCAAGTTTCCCTTCCTCGTCTAAATCAAATCTCTCTTTCATCAAGAACTCAGCAATATCCGCTTTTCCACTTAGCGGGAGGTCAGCAGTTGCTGAGTGGATGTTATGAAATAGCCGAATTGCCTGCCCTGGATCAGTTGTCCCTGATTTGAACCGATCAACAACATCCTTCAAACTCATGTCAACCAGATTGCCATCCTCTTCTGGCATCGCGAACGAAAGTTTTCTTACAGATTGACCAAAATCTAGTTGACGATCCTTCATTCTGTTCATCGTCTGTTCAATTACACCAATTTCCTTTCGAACAAGCCCGACAACAGTGTATGCAGCACCGGTCGCTGAACCAAATCCAACCATTGCCATCGCAGCAGTTTTAATATTGCTCCCCCAACCCTTCAGCGTTTTATTCATTCCGCTAGAAGCGTTTGCTGCTTTCTTTGAGCTTGCTGACATTGACTGTGTCATTGAAGCAAACTTGTTCTGGAACTGGTTGAGCGCAGCAAGAGCTTGTCGTTGAGCGACGGTCAGTTTGATTGCTGCTGCGTTACTTGCCATGCTCTCGCTCTAAAAAATACCAGTCAAATGGAGTAGGACAGTGATCTGGGCACATCCCGTTGCGCCAGGTCAGATAAGTGAGGTAACGGGGATGGAAACAACTGCCTCTTCCTTTTTTTTTTGCTGATCTACCTGGAAGATTTCAGGCATGTCGAATGTGCATGCGATGATCCCAACTAGGCACTGCTCATCAAGAAGGTCGAGCATTAATGCTACTTCGTAATTCAACCTGTAATTAATCGAAAGTGCATCGCCAGCTAGATGAGCACCATCCTCAATAGTGATCGTTTTGATTTCATCAGTAGGCTCAATCTTTGTGTCAAATCCTTTTTCATCATTCCAAATTCCGAATGGCCTGAACACTTGCTGCATTGCGATGAAAGCTCGGTCGAAATAGCTTTTGTAACGCGATTCAACTTCCCGCTCGACTGTTCCTTCACCACCAAGAGAAAGTGTTCGAGGCAATTGCTGTGCGGCAGGAATTAACCACTCTCTGGCATCCCTCAATGTCACTTTGGTGCCAGGTCTCATATGCTCCCTGGCTAAGTCTCTGGGAGTCACAGGACGAAGAGGTTCAGTACCAATCCAAACATCTCCTTCAGCACGCTTCCCGTTTTGTGGCATTGGTTTCCAGACTTGCGAGTCGCTGATTTGCATCCTCGCGTCGTCACCATTGCCCTTCATCCACCCACAAAGCGCACCGCTACTCTGATCTGGATTTGGTCCTGCTTCGACATGAGTAATCATCAGATTATCAAGACCAACATCATCAAGACCAAATCTTGTTAAGAACTGTTTAGCGTTTGCTGAATTAGCACCTTTTATGAAAATCAGGTAGCTTGCCATTTCCTCTCCAAATCAATTTGACTGTGCATCCCGTTTTAAAGTGAGATACTCCACGTCCTCTTCCGAACTCGCAGAACCGGACGTACCATCTTCAAAATGATATTGAAGATATCCATCCATTTGCACAAGCCTAACGATTCGAGAATTTGGAAACTTACCGTTTGAAAATTCGTCTTGAGGCGTAACTAAGTTGTCATCCTCATAATTCATATTTTCTTCTGACATGGATACCTCAGAAATTAGTAGTCAATTGCTGATGTTGTTGAAACGGCAAGCGTCCCGACCACATCGACCGTGAACGATACCGAAGCATCATCGTTCTGAGATGCTGAGTCTTCGTCTGGTGAAAATTCTCCAGTCGCAGAAATCTTGATGTGCTCCGCAGTGGCCTTTGCGACTCGACTATTAGCAGTCGTCGCCGACTCTTTCATCAAATACAGTGACACGGTGTCGGCATTGGTGAACGCCCGATAGGTCACGCTAAAGTCACTTGCCGCGCATGTGATTTTAAACTGCGGGTCGCGACTAACGATCATTCCACATCGAGGGAATGTTGAACCATTGAACAGCTTGGCACTGAACTCTTTTCCAAAATCAACTGTAAATCCATCAACAGAAGGAACTGCCGTCTGGTCTACTGCAACCGGTCCCTGGAAAAACCTTGATACGTATGCTGGAGATGTTGCCGCATCAATTGCACCAAGCGAGATAGTTTCTGGGACTGCCAACCCATCGCTCGAGAATGGTTGGTACATGACAGTGGCCTTTGCCCCTGCAGCATCATCCTGTCGAACAGAGATTTCTTTGATGCATGCGAATCCAGATGCTGAATTGTAGATGACATGTTTATTCGTAGCTGCCGCAGCTTCGAAAACATCATTGTCTTTTCGGCGGATTCGACGGAACGTCGCGCCCAGTCCACAGTCGTAGCCAACCAAAGGGTCGATATTTCCAAGGACTGTGGTCAAGTCACAAGTCTCGAACTCATGCATTGGCATTGCAATCGACAATCCTTGAAATGCCTTATCGACTGCACCACCTGGCCGATATGGTGCCTTGGTCGCGTTTGGCGTCCAACGGTGTGCATCGATCGACGGAAAGTCAACCACGGTTAAAGGTGCAGATGGAGCGAGAGTCGCTGTGTAAATTGAATATCTTTGTTCTGACATTAGATCACTCCTAAGTTGGTATACCGCTTTAACATTCGCGGTGATTTTTTGATTTCGTCTTTTAATGAAGCAACGTAAATTGCCGCATATTGTTTAAGGATTTCTGCTTCTTCTTCATCAACCCAACGAGACAATTCTTCGTTCATTTGATCACGAGATATACTTCCTGGTTTACCCTTCCCAGCGGGAAAAGGCCATTTCAGGTACATCGTTGTAATCATCAACGATTCTGGCGAACCAGAATTACGAATGGTCGGCATCATTGTTGTCATTGAGTCTCGAGTGCGACCAGTCTTTACAATATCAGTGATCGACTTATGGACCTTTCGTTTATAACCCATGTACCGACGACTACGTGGAGCGTGGTTATAAAGTTGACGGTTGTTTTGCTGAAAGTGACGAGGAACGTATTTACGCCAGTGCAATAGCATTGCAGCTTGCGCTGCCTGCTTACTGACCTTGCGATGAATACGCCCCATTCTGTCAGAAGTACCAAGCAGTGCATCAGATGCAACGATCGCAAAACCGACCTTCGGGATAATTTCTCCACGAAAATTCATTTTGTCGCAACCTCCCATCGTCCGTACCAGATCATCTTCTGCTCTGGGACATCTGGGTCGGCGTCATCCTCTGGATCAGTCGGTAGCAATTCACTTGTATTGATCAGGTCATACTCAATCAATGTCAGCGACATGATTCTAAGGTACGTCTGCCCTGTCTCATCTTCACCGGATCCCTGCAGAGCGATCATCTCGTTGATAATGGTCCCGAACGTATTTAAAACCTCGTCTTCACGCTCAGATAAACCAGTTGCTGTTTCCGCAGGCAAGTCTCGCTCGAGATCGATTGTCAAAAGCAACCTCGATGAATCACGCCAACTTCCGATCCCTTCGTCAGAAATTAAATGCTGCCCGATTCTGATTATTCCGCGAGAACCGGAATGAAACTCCTCGATCGCCTCGAATCGGTGTACTTTGAGCTTTGCAGCTTCTTTTCTCTCAGAGGCTGTTCCAGTCGTGACCCCAACCTCTGTCTGAAACGCTGGGCATGCGGCGAGCAGATTGCGTAGGAGATGTTGCTGACCAAATCTTGGAGGGACAGGCATTATTGTCTCCTCATCGATTCACGGGTCGCCAAGGTATCCTTACGCACGAATAGAACTCGTTTGGTCGCTGAATCTTCAGCAACCAGACGTACTGCTGTGAGAATGACTCCGTCTTTGATTCTCTTAAGCTTGTCGGGTCGTTTGGGATTCTGAGGGTCAGAAACATTTGCGGTAACTGGAAGATCAATCAGAAAAGCTTTTCGTTCAGCTTGCCCGCGATCTTCGACTAATGTTCGACCATCACCTTGAGCCTCGTTCGTTCCCTCGAGTGCATGTTCCTGGACAACAGCACCCTGCCCACCAGTAGACGACGTGAACTCTTGCCGGTTGGATTCTTTGCCTTCAGGCCAAAACACAACATCTTCCGCAAAGAACTCATCTCCTAAGAAGATGTCCGCAAAAATTTCCGATGCTAATGTGTCAATGACGCCCATGTTACTCTGCAACTAACCCTTCAATGAAACCCTCAACATCACCCTCAGATAAGGAAATGGCTGTGCCAGACTCTTCCTCGACATTTAGGCATTCGCCTGATGGAGCGTGGATGAAGAACTGTCCGTCTCGATTGAAGACATTCAGATTTGCATCCATCGCACAATCAAACGAACCAAGTACGTTCTCGCCGAGCAGCGATTCAGACTCGAGCCATTCATAAACGTCCGAGGTATTGTAACCGGAGTCAGGTTTTTCCAGCCCAAGTCCTTTCCATTCCTTGACCATCTTTTCAGATACGCCAAAGAACTCGGCAAGTTTAGCTTGAGAAGTTAGTAGCACCGAATCTGATTCAGGATCAGGCTTGACCTCTTCAAGAATCGGTTCGTCCTCGACTGGGGCTTCCTTTGGTGATTCATCTGGTTTGGTTTCCAGCGTGACTTCAAATCCGCTTTTCTTAAGCTTCTCATAAGCTTTGACTTGGAACTGTGACAGGTAAGCAGCAATCCCTTTTGCGTCGGCATCTGCCATCTTTTTAATGGCGTACTCAGCAGCAAACTTCTGAGTTGCTTCCCAATCTGGTTTGATCATGAACTCGTCAGGCTCAGTCACCTCTTGTTTGCTCTTGAGAACCTTCTTGGTGATTACCAAGGCTGATCCAATGTCATTTGCAAGAGCATTGAGTTGATCTTCGTACAGTTCCTGCGGGACGCTAGGCTCAAAGTCGAAGGTTTCAACGATATCCCCTTTTTCATTTCTTACAGCGCGACGAAATGGGATGTCAATTTGTGGGTTTCGCGCTACAGCAGTTGTGTTCTTAGGCATGTGTCTTTTTGAGATAAAAGTTAGTGGTTAAACAGCAAAAAAAAACCAAGCGGCGAGAACGAGAGGGGGAACCTCGCCGCTTGGCGACACTGCTGATTTTAGGTGGACAATGTGATCTCGATCGCATACTGCCACATGAAGTAACCAAAGTTGTACCGAGCTTCGGTCATGAACTTGATGTACTTGTCTTCGATCGAATTGAGACCTTTGATCTCAGTTCGAAGTCTCTGCCGTGGTTGCCATACGAATGGCTTGAGTCGACCACCGACATAGAACAAGTAGAACTTCGAATCCGAACCGTTGGTCTCAGTCGCATTCAAATACGGGCACGACAAGATCGTTGGCTTTTCGCGGAAGTGGTTGGTGGTTGCACCAAACGAAGAACTGACGATTTCGAGCGATTGCTTTTGCTCAAATGCATCATCAATCGAGTCTTCCAACGCACCAGGGCAGATGACGACAAAATCAGACATTCGGACGACGTTCGGGCGATACCAGAACTTCCCGTTGTCTTTTTTGAAGGTCTTCATCCGAGCGATACCAGCACGAATTGCTTTCTTCGCTTCCATTGGCGTAACTGCCGACAACGAACCAACGGTACTTGTGATCTTGTTTGACAACGTGCCCGAATCACGCCACAAATGGTCCGAGTCAAAGAAGTACTGCCCATCATAACAGTTCGTTGACGCACCATTTTTGACCAAGTCAAAAAGGAGTTCGTCAGGATGACACATTGCTTCATCGCCAAGGTCGGCAATCGCATCGGTGTACATCCCGATTCGATCGTCGTCGTAATCGACTCGATCGATTTCAACGGATGACTCAAAGTGCTTGTTAGGTACGGTAAACCGAGCACTGGTCAATTGGTGAAAAACACGATCACCAAGGAACTCACGCATTCCAGGCTGTGAACCTGAAATGACGTACTCTTCATCACGACCGGATGAATTGTTGACCGAACACATCTGCGGATAGATTGGGGCAGCCTTTGCCGCTGCCTGCCGGAATGTTGCGGTGATACCACGTTTTACCGCATTCACCTTGGCGGTTTCAATTGCCATTTTATTAACTCCTGAATGTTAGTTAGTTTTGTGCGGATGCCCGCTGATAAGCAACGGGTTTAACGAACCCGCCAACTAATTTTTAGTTAGGGAAGTTGAACGTCAATCTTGACCCAAACTTGAGTTGCCGAGGCGAACTTAGTAACTGTTCCAATGTAAGTGCGACTTGTGCTAGTCAAATTCACGGCATAGTTATCCGTTGCATAGATTTTTTTTCCAACATCGTCGGCAGCAAACCCAGAACCGGTAAGCAAAAACTCACCTTCCTGGTAGAACTCACCATCCACATCGCCATCGGCACCGGCAGAGTTATCTGCTCCGCCCTGGGCAACGATTCCGGCTAACTTGTTTGCTCCACCGTTGATAACATTGGTCAGTTGACCATCAGTCGCATCGATGAAGCACATTGTTAAATCGTAAAGTGTGATGGCGGCACCGACCGGTCCATCACCAAGGAATCCAGCATTTCTCATCTGGGTGTATTGTGCAGCTGTAACAGCCATTTCATTCTCCAAAGTTTATTGTTTGTTTGATCGCAACTCTTCAAGCTTCCCGGAGGATTCTACTCGAGGAAGTCTGCGTACCCAGCTGAAAGCGAGTCCTTGTACGTTTCGAAGTCACCGACTTCCAAACCCATTGAAACTGCAAGATCGTATTCTTCTTTCAGTTTCGCATCTTCCTTGCTTGCTGGAGCGGTTGTTTCTCCAGCACCATCATCCATTGAAGAGGCACCAGACGACAAAAGGTGATCATTGAATTTGATCATTGCCGCTTCGCTGGTGAGCTTGCCTTCGCGAATCTGCGAAGAAAGACTGGTAACGTCTTCCTTTGGCATCTTGCCGAGAGCACGTTCAGCAAAATCGACTGCAGCAAGGGCAAGGTCGGCTTTTGCAAGCTTCGCGTCTGCTTCCTGTTCGCGATTTTTGATCTCACTCGCATTCGCAAGTTCTTGCTCACGAGCTTCTCGAGCCGACAAAGCAGACTCGATTGCTGCCGTGACAGAATTGCTGATTGTGTCCTGAATGAAGGACTTCGTTTCGTTATCTAGAGGCACTTGACTGCCCTCCATTTCGGGACTGTTTAGATCTTCGGAGGTATCCGTCCCGTCAGGATCGTCCGAACTTAAAAATGAATTGGTCGCATCACCCTCGAGGACAATATCACCTCCTCTTAGGGTCTTGATGTGCCAGGCTGAAACTGTGCCACCATCCGACTGACGGTCAATCTCACCGGGACGTAATGAGAAACCAAGTGCTCGAGGGTCTTCCTCGGCCAGGTCCATCACGTATTCGCCCCAACTGCGATCAGTCTTCGTGTTTGGTTGCGGTTTCATCGCCGTCTTGCTCAGGTGCAAATCGACTCGAGTCTTTCCGCCATCACGTCTCGCGTTTTTGAAAACGCCAAGGTATGGGCGATCAACATCGTTACCGCTCGAGGGATGTCCGAGGTAGGAGATGAAACCACGATCGTTTGAATTAATGAGTTTTGCAATCTGGTCAAGATCCTGATCTCGGAACTTCCCTCGACGAGTTTTAAACGTCCCGACTTCCGCCGCGACAATCCCTCGGATTACATTGTGATCACGATCAACACCAAGGTGATTAATCGGACCAGCATCTAGTTGATATTCACAAACAGGCATTATTCGTCACCTCCAGCCATTTCTTTTTCCTCTTCACGATCCTTGGCATCGGTGTCAGTCGATTCAGAATCTTCAGAGTTGTTTTGGTTGTCTTCTGGCATCGGCAGTCCTGCTGCCGCTCGAAGTTTGCGGTCAAGTGCTTCAACTTCGATCTGAGTTCGAAGTCTTGCTTTCTTTTCTTCCGCGCGAATCCTCTCCTCCTCGAAGAAGTCTTCGCCATCTTCCTGGGCAAAACGTGATCGAGTTGATTGCTCTGACTCGATTGCGACTCTGCGAGCTTTGAACTCTTTCTCTTCGTCGATTGCACCAAACGGCTTGCTTCGCCAAATTGCATCTTCGTACAAATCTGGCTGTTCTCGATAATCGAATAGGCTTATTGATGGGATCAAATCATGCAGTTCAATCATGTTCCAAATTGCAGCTTTCCAGAGTGGTCTGCAGAACATGTCAATCAGGATCGCCTGTCGCATCTTGAAAGCACGTTTTCCATCAAGCATTGCAAGCTTCCCAGAGGAGAATGTCGTGCGAAAGAAGTTCTTTGCAAGCAACTCATACGGGTAGTTTGCGGCACTGGCAATTGATCGCAATCCAGCCTCAATAAACGGAGCGAACGATGCACCAGGTCGACTTGGGTCGATGACCTTGATGTCTTCGGGTCCGCGATGGATCATCCCAGGAGAGAGTTCTTCTTCAAGCCAACCAGTGCGAGAATCGGTTTCACCGTTGGACGCTTGCCCAGCTAGTGTATGCGGGTCAGCAGTCGTGTCAGGATTTGTTTGAATGTGAATTCCAAAGCACGACTCAATATGCTTAATTATCAATTCAGCTTCGAAGTAATCATCAATATCTTTCATTCGATTCGCCGCAGCACCTAACCACGGGATCCCTCGAGATTGCTCAGGGAAAATAGGATCGAAAACATGAATCATTCTCGGGTGACCATTCGAATCGAACCGAGGATAAAATGTGTGCTTGTATTCGACTTGCAAGTTGTCGCCGGGATGCTCCGACCTTACCCAGTAACCGGTCACTACCGTGTTTCCTGTGCTCCCTGAAATCTCCCAGGATTCTGACTCGCTGTTGTACTGATAATAATTTCCTTTTTGCACACCAAACCGACATGATGGATCAGACTGTAGACCTGGAGGTGACTCAACTCGCTCTGCTGCGATCAATTGAATTGCAAGGTTGATTGGACCTCGAATGTTTGCTGCCGACCCTACAAGCACGAACGCTTCGCCCATGTTCGCGAATTCTCTACAGACTTGTCGTTGAATTGCGTAGAACGAATGCTCTCGAGATGGATCAACTCCAGACTCTGACCACAACCGAAAGTATCGCTCAATAAACCTGCGGGAAGCTGCAGCAACCTCAGACGAAAGCTTACCCTCAAACTCAGTCACCTGGGACTGTGGAACAATCCCCTCGCCAACCTCGTGAGAAACTCGACCTTCGATCGCAGAGTGAGCAATCGTGTTTGTGCGGTACAATTCCCGCATGCGGATCTGAGTTGACTCAAGATCTTCGTCTGCACCAGCGTCAGGTGAAAGAAGGGCATCGCCCCAGCGATCTTCACGATGTGGATCATTTGAAGCGATCGGATTGAAACGTCCTGCAAGAACGTCCTGATACATCTCGTTTCTGACCGCAAGCTCGGTGTATTTATGCCGAGCTTCTATTCGGCTGTTAGCCCAAGTTGGGGCGATGAACCCAGTAATGTTTTCGTCAAACCAATTCCCTACTCTGTGGGAGAATGGTTGCTTGTGTGAATTTCGTTTTTGTTTTCGTTTTTTGAAGAATGAACTCGTAAGCGCACGCAACCTGGAGACCTTACGTTGCCGTGTAGGTTTCTTTGGGGTTTGCATGTTTGGGCTTAGTTTCGACATGTTACCTTTTAATTCGGGCGCGAGTTCTGGCGGATCCGGTAGATGATTTTGACGTGTAGCGAGAGATCAACTTTTCAACCATATCGAGAGTCGCTTGGGTAGCTGGATATCGAACTTCTTTTGCTCCAATCATCACCTGGGTCACATTTTTGCCAGCAAGAATGTCGGCAATAACCTTGTCTCGGGTCAGTTTGAGTTGTTCAAGAACTTCTGCATCAGTGTTAGCCATGATCGAACCATAACCGATAGAATCCTAAAGCCGGGCTAAACGATTTACATGATGTAAATAGGTTGTGAAATGTTACGGAATGTTACATTGCACTCATTTCCTTTTCCTGCTTGGTACTCGAGGGGCATCGCCGATCGGAACGACACGCTTCCCGCTCCATCCGCATTTTTTTGAACAGCCAAGGTACTGGGTTCGATATTTCGAAGTCGTTGGCGAACTCGTAACACAGACAGTTCCTAGCAAACAGTCTGGACAGTCATGCCCTGGCTCAGGTTTTTCGTTTTTGGTTTTCATCTTTTGAACCTGCTTTTTGGGATCCATCCAACTCGTTTTGATCGAATAGACCCTTTTCGGACTGGCTGTTTTTGGGTCTTCCTTTTTTGTTTCTCTGGAACGGCAGTAACCCCTCCAGCCGGAATAACATTCAATATCCTGTTTGGCCCAAGCGTTCTCCAGTTACCGTTCTGGTGGACTTCCGCCGCACACCTGGCATACCTAACAGCATCGCGAAAGTCCCAAGAGATGTGCTCGTTTACCACGACCCATACCGTTGTGTCATCGTGACCAGTGGAGTCCATTTTCTTATCGGGCTGTTCGTTCAGCAGTTGTTCAAGGAAGTCCTGGTCATCGGCAGCTTCTGCGGGAAGTGCCAGACTGTAAGGTTCCCCAGGCTTGCGTTTGACCAAGCAGTTCTGAATCCACTGCTGCCAATAGTTAGCGTTCACAGATATCCAATAAAACCCAAGTGACTTTCGTTTTGCACGACTGTTTTTCAGTCCGTCCGAACCATCAACCTCATTGCGAGTAAATGACTTCCCACGCATGATTGATGTTCGAGTTCCCATCGAAGGCCAGACCCAGCGACTTCTCGTTGGCTTGTTCATCTTTCGGCAGAGTTCGATCACTTCGTCTTGCCGGTTACCGTCTCGCGCATCCATCAACGTCAAACGAGGGAACATCTCAACTTCGCCACCATCGACCTCCATGATCCCTGGAGTTTCAATTTCGTTCACCAAATCAGATTCGTTGTGGCAGATGCCATACCCATAAACGAACCCAGACTGACGGTAATCCCAAGCGGTCTTCACGTAGACATAGTGATCAATTTGGACATCAACTCCCATCGTCGCAAAACAGCAACCCTTCGGAATCATCCCCATCTTGTAGTCGAGCGCGGCGAGCTTCGGACCAAGGACTTCCCATGTGGTCACAAGTCGGCGTGGAGTCCAGGTTAAACCCAACCACGAGTTGTAGAAGTTTCGCATGAGTTCGTCGTTGCCAGCATCCTGCTTCAGCTTGCAAGTGACAAACTGCCTTGCGATGTCTCCGAACGAAAACGTCGGAGCATAGATCCTGGACAACTGAAAACTTGCCACTTCACTGTCTCGAGTCTTCTGACCTCGGAGCCTACCGGTCTTTGTGAGAAACTGACCTTCTGGGCACCACTTACCTCTACGGATCATGCCACGACGTTGATGCTCTTGGATTTCACGACCGCACTTTTCACATTGATAGCGAGCAGTGTTGTAAGCGATATTTGGATCGAGCGAACCGTCCTTAGCTTTGTCGAAAATGATTCCACCGACAGTACCATCACCAAGAACCAGTTCCTGGAAGTGACCACAATTTTTGTGTGGGCATGGAACATGGTATCGGCAGTTTGTTCCAATCGTCAGGTAGTTGTTGATCCGACTTCGGCCTTCGATTCCTGGAGTTGACTCAAGAATTGATTTCCTATCTGGAATCTCAATCCCACGCTCCATGAATAGCTCAAGCGGATCAGCCTCAGTCGATTTGCTCGCATCCCATTTATCGATCTCACCTGCATGCTTATAGCGAGGATCCTTGTCAGCAAGGGTTGAATAGCTTCCCGACCAAGCGGTGTACATGGTCATCTGTGTCAGGTCCATCCTGGACTGAAGTCTTTTTGACTTCGGCGGAACCCACTTCCGAGTTCGTTTGCACTTTTCAAACATCGGGTAGTATTTGTTCTTGATCGTTTCTTTTACCAATTGCTCAGTGGACGACCCGAACATTGAAGTCGCAGGAGACTTTGAATTCATTGCGATCATGAGCGACTGAGCTAAGACTGTCTTTCCAATCCTTGCAGCAAACTGCAAGACAATTGTTCGGATGTTTGGGTCATCCGCCGCATCGCAAATCCCCTCAGTCCACGGGTAGTCGTTTGAACTAAACGGTTCATTCTTATGACTTCGAATATCCTGCGAAACGATGTCCCAGGCTCGATCTTCTCGAGGCGGACGGATTGAGAGGATTGTGTCCCTTCGCAGGCGGAACTTAAACTCGCTATCCGTTTTCTCGTCATCAACCTGTTCAGCAGTAATCATTCCTGAATCTCCAAATCGTCTAAGCTTTCGACCCAGTCTCCCAATTGGTTAAGAAGCAGGTCTTTTCGATTGCCAAGATCCACCCGAAGATCTTCCTCGAGGTCACGACCATAACCAGCACTAAACTCAACGACCATGCGGTCCAAGAGGTTTCGAGCTTCGGTGAGGAACTCGGTAATAAATCGGTTGACATCAACGGAACGGAGCAGACCTCCTTCCTCGATGCGATCCTTTCGCGCGAGGATGTTAGCCTGAAGTCCCAGTTTTCTCGCCTTCTCAATCTGCTCAATTGCTGCCGCGCGGACTGCTTCTTCGGTGAGTTCATGTTCCGTCTTGTCCTCGTTTGACCGGCGACCCTTACCATTGATCGTCGCCCACGTTCGGATTTGATCGACATTGTATTCGCCCTTCTTCCCAGGCATCCCGGCTGTTCGCCATTTGTGCAGCGTTGAGGTTTTGACACCGAAGATTTCAGCCAACTGCTGATAGTTCTCAACGATATGAGCTTTTTTTTCTGGTGCAGGTTTGGGCTCTGCAGGTGCGGATTTTCCACGCGAGGCTCTAGGCTTTTTAGCCTGAGAGGGTGCAGCTGGCTTTTGGCTTGTTGCCTTTTTCTTTCCCACACAGATAGTCTCGAAACAGGTCAAGACTGCGGGATGTTAAAGAAGCGATCGACCCGAATCATACACGTTTCAACGGGTTTTGCGAATCCATTATGGGTGCCGGCAGATACCAGTCACACCACCTCCGGTGCCACAACCACCCCAAAAAAAAAATTCAAAGTGTACACATTCTCTGCGGGGCTTCCCCGCGCACGGGAAACCCTAGGTCGCCAGGAGTACCTACTTTATTTGGGGGGTAAGGTCATATTAGGGCAGAATCCGCCCCTTAGAGACCATCGAAAGAATGCATCGAATCGCTATAAAATCAAGCCATTTTTGCCATTTTGGGCAATGGTTGAAATGTTCGCACTAATCGTTTTTACACGGTTTTTGCCGTGTCGATCGCTATTTTCTGCCGTACTAGATGCGACAAATTGTCGTTATGCTTTGCGTATGCGATGTGAACCGATTCACATCAGACGTTTTACCCTAATTGAAAGTAACGAAATGACTGATTCGCTTAAATTCTCAAGCGCAAACGCCAAAATTGAAACATTGGGTCAAATTGCTGAGCTGCAGCCATTTTTGGACGATCGGCGCAGAATTTATTCTCTCGACTTACTTTCTGGTCATTCTTGCCCATTCGCTTCGCAATGCTTAAGCAAAGCAATTGTCGACGGCGCAAAACGTCATATCAAAGATGGAAAGGATATGCTTTTCCGATGTTTTAGCGCCTCGCAAGAAGTCCAATACCCAGCGCTATATGATTTGAGGAAACACAATTTCGACATGTTAAAAGCCTGTGATTGTGTTGCTGATATCGTCGATCTAATTGAATCGTCGATGCCTGAAAATCTTGGAATCTGTCGTTTGCATGTTGGGGGCGAATTCTTCAGTCAACGATATTTTGACGCCTGGGAAATCGTAGCCGAAAACAATCCATCAAAACTGTTTTATGCTTACACGAAATCGCTACCGTATCTTGTCAAGAATTTCTGGCATATCGACAATTTTATTTTGACGGCATCGCGAGGCGGAAGACGCGACGATCTAATTCAAGAATATGGATTACGAGAAAGCGTGGTTGTGTATTCGGAACAAGAAGCGGAAATGCTGGGTCTTGAAATCGACCATGATGATTCACACGCCGCGCGTCCGTCATTGCGGGATCAATCGTTCGCGTTGTTGGTCCATGGTACGCAAGCAAAAGGTAGCGAAGCAAACGAAGCTTTAAAGCTATTGCGAAAAAACAAGATTCAACATAGCTACTCGCGACAATCTAAAATTATCAAATAACTTCCCGATTCCATTTTTGAAAGTTAATACCATGTTTGCACTTTACGACGATTTTAACGATCGCATCATTAGCCGCCATCGTTCAATTGTTGCTGTCGTTCGCGCTTATCTGCAATTGTCGCGACATATGACAAAACACAATCCAGGTTCATTTTTGCCGATGAAAATTGTAAAAATTGAATCCGGTGAAATAGCGAATTGCACGATGAACGAAAACAATGAATTCATCGCGTTGTTAGATGAATTTCGCGATTCTCCATTGTCGAAAATGACGTAGTTACAATTCAAGTTTTATATTTTGTTGCGCAAGTAGTTTGATCGGGTAATTCGAAAATCCGGTCAGACTTGCGCAACAGGTCGCGACCCTGTTAAGCGTAGAAACTTAGCAGGGTATTTTTATGCGCCATTCTTACATTGCGTCAAAACGCAATTATCGAGAGATCCTGGCTCGAGAGTTCCTGGCTCGAGAGTTCCTGGCTCGAGTTCCTGGCTCGAGATCCTGGCTCGAGAGTTCCTGGCTCGAGAGTTCCTGGCTCGAGAGTTCCCAAAAATAAACGCAAAAAAACAACAAAATATTAATGAGAAAATTACCACCAAACATGCAACAAAATAACACTTCAAAGCAATTGATTTTCACCCCGATTTTCAAAATTCGGCAAGGGCCAAATCGTCACATCGTGATATTACGATATGACCAAATCTAAGTGCCCAGAAAATTTTTTTAATTTTTTCGACTCACAGATTTCAACATGTGAAAGTGAAAACTTTTTCCGCGCCGCGAGTAGAGAATGTGGCAAAGAGTCCTTTTTAAATAAACCCCCGTCCTATTCGTCAGGCTCATTGAAGTAGAGAGTTTCGTTTGTTTCTCCTGGCGAAACATTCTTCAACTCGGTAACAAGGCGGTGCAGTCCAACCGCATCAAAACTGCTCATTTGGTCAACCGCTTGCAGGTAAGCTTGGAAGAGCATTTTGGCTTCGTTTTCATCGTCCCATCGGAAATAAAACCAGTGCCCATTTCGTTTGAGGCATGCAATGTTTCTTCCACGTTTCATCTCTCGATACTCCTCGCCGTCAATCCCGCCGTCGATTCCGCCGTCGATTCTGTGGCATAAAAAAACCGTGGAGTCTCCTCCACGGTTTCCCGATCGCTTCTTTAACTTCGCAGTCAAAAAAGTGTTTTCAATTAGCTACGGATTTCGTAGGTCACTGACCTGGTTGCGTCCGCATTTATCGCATTCAATTCGAATTTGATTTTGTCA